AAGGTTATTGATAGAGACAGAGAAGAAGACGGTCCAAAATTTTGGAGATTTAAACACAATTACAAGAACGATGGTATCTTGGATAAAATCATCCCAATTTGGAGAAACAAAGGTGATATCACTGACCCTGAAAAAGGACGTGACCTTATCATTGAATTAACAAAATCTAAAACACCTGCAGGTAAAGAATATACAAGTATTTCTACAATTATGTATGACGACCCAACAGCAATACACGAAGAAAAGGTTCAAGGTAATTCTTGGATTAATGACGAGTTGACTTGGTTGGATGTATATTCTAAAAAACCTGTTGACTATCTTGAAGCAATCGCTCGTGGAGAAACACCAAAATGGGATAGTGATAAAGGTGGTTATGTATATGGTAACGACACCGAATCTACAACATCTATGGGTGGAGCTAAAAAGGCTGAAACAAAAGCACCTATTGTTGACCCTCAAGCGAATGACGAGGTTGACGGAGATTTACCTTTCTAATAAAACAAAACACATCATGTATGGTATCTTGTATGGTACCATACATGATTTAATTTATATCACACATGGCAATAAAGAAAAACGATTTTAGTTCAGTTAAGAAGAAATTCTCAACTTCTGCAAAATACAAGCCCCAAAGATTTTTTGACTTAGGACAAGATTTCTTAGATGCGGTTGGATTACCTGGCCCCGCAATCGGACATTTAAATATGTTCTTGGGTCACTCAGATACAGGAAAAACTACAGCGTTAGTTAAAACTGCCGTTGATGCTCAGAAGAAAGGTATTTTACCTGTATTCATTATTACAGAACAGAAATGGTCTTTTGAACACGCAAAACTTATGGGATTTGATTGTGAAGAAGTTGTTGACGAATCAACAGGTGAATTGGATTGGGATGGTTTTTACATCTTCAATAACAATTTCAACTACATTGAGCAAATCACCGACTACATCAATAGTTTGTTGGATGCGCAAGAAAAAGGTGAGTTGGATTATAGTTTATTATTCTTATGGGATTCTGTAGGTTCAGTTCCTTGTAAGATGACCTTTGAAGGTAAAGGGGGTAAACAACACAACGCATCTACACTTGCAGACAAAATTGGTATGGGTATCAACCAACGTATTTCAGGTTCTCGTAAATCTGATTCAAAATATGAAAACACATTGGTTATTGTTAATCAACCTTGGGTTGAATTACCTGACAATCCATTTGGTCAACCAAAAATTAAAGCTAAGGGTGGTGAGGCCATTTGGTTAAACTCATCGTTGGTATTTTTATTTGGTAATCAAAAAGGTGCGGGAACAAACAAGATTACCGCAACCAAAGACAAGAGAAGTGTTAAGTTTGCAATTAGAACAAAAGTTTCTGTTATGAAAAACCACATCAATGGATTGGGTTATGAAGATGGAAAGATAATTGTAACACCACACGGGTTCTTAGCAGGAAAAGAAGCTGCAGAAGAAAAGATATCAATTGAGGTTTACAAAAAAGAATATGCCGACTATTGGAAAAATATTCTTGGAGTTGCATCTTTAGATTTTGATTTAAAAGAAGAAAAAGAGGATTAGTATATTGTTTCACATTATAAATCACAAACGTGATTAAAACATTATTAGTAGACGGAGATAATTTATTTAAGATAGGATTCCACGGAGCAAAGGACGTGTTTAACGACGGAGCTCATGTGGGCGGAGTATTTCACTTTGTGAGTGTACTCCGCAAATTCCTTGACGAACACAACCATGATAAAGTTGTTGTGTTTTGGGATGGTGATTCTAATTCATCCATCAGAAAATCCATATACCCCCAATATAAAGCAAACAGACGACAAGATGATATGAATGAATACAAGTACGAATCGTATTTGTATCAGAAGTCTCGAATCAAACAATATCTTGAAGAGATATTTGTAAGACAGGTCGAAATACATGACAATGAAGCGGATGACCTTATTGCTTATTATTGTAAGATATCTAAAGACGAAAAAATTATTATTTTTTCTGCAGATAAGGACCTTACACAGCTTATCTCAGCGGATGTGACAATCTACTCACCTATCACAAAACAATACTTTAAAAACGGAGATATGATATCTCTGAACAAAGTAGACATACCTCACTACAATGTATTATTAACAAAGATATTCACGGGTGACAAATCCGATAATATCGATGGAATCCAAGGACTTGGAGAAAAAACTTTAGTTAAATTTTTCCCTCAGGTGCAGGAAAAACCTTGTACTGTAGAAGAAATCTTGGATTATGCACGAAATCTCATACAAAATAAACCTTCAAAAACATTTACAAATCTTTTGACAGGTAAAACAAAATCAACTATACTTGGTGAAGAGTTTTACACAAGAAACAAAAAGATAGTTGACCTTACAAACCCTTTAATTACTGACGATGGAAAAGAATTGGTGGAACAGATTTTAACCGACACGATAGACCCTACAGATAGGGGTTACAAAAACTTAATGAGAATGATGATGGAAGATGGTCTTTTTAAATATCTACCCAAGAATGACGAAGCTTGGGTCAACTTCCTCAAACCATTTATGAAATTAACAAGAAAAGAAAAAAGAAACATAACAAACAAAAATTAAATTATGAAAGAGCAAGACAGCACTAAAATGGAATTCCTATTGACGTTGAATGACAACATCGTAGTTCAGAGATTCTTTAACGTTAGAGGGTTCAATCCTGAGGCAAAAAACTCAGTGGAATTGTATTACTTTATGAGACAATTGAAAGAAGAACTTCAGTATCATTTAAAGATGAAAACAATTATCTATATGATTGATAATAAAGATGCAATTGTTAATGACCCCGCAATTCTCGACACTTCATTTACTGAAGGTAGTGAACAATTCAATCTTTATGTTAGAATTGGAGAACAGACAATTTGTCATAGATATTTTGACGGAAAATTATTTCCACCGAAAGTTCGTTATACCGTTGACGTACGACCATTTTTGAAAGACGTTCTCCGTGAACTAACTGACATTTTTTCAGAACAAAAATTAAGTTTTGAATATTTGGGCGTTGACTTAAACAATTAAATATTTAATAAAACAGGGGATTACAAAAACGATATATGAACAAGAATTTTGATTACTTAGGGAATACTTTCCAGATACAACTTTTAAACCAACTTATTGTAGATAAAGAATTTTCAACATCAATTATGGATGTTATTGAAAGTGTTTATTTTGACAATAAGTACTTTAAAATTATCTTGCAAATGACAAAGGAGTATCACTCAAAATATCATTCTACCCCTAACTTTGATACTCTTGAACAAATAGTAAAATCTGAAATTTCACAAGAGTTAGTCGCCAAAATCGTTCTTGACACTATCAAACAAGTAAAAGACGCACCATTTGAAGGAACACAGTTTGTTCAAGAAAAGGCATTGAAGTTTTGTAAACAACAAGAACTTCAGAAGGCTATGGATAAAGCGCAAAAGATTATTACTGAAGGAGACTTTGAATCTTATGACAAAGTTGAGAGTTTGGTTCGTGAAGCGCTTCAAGTTGGTGAGAGAGAGACAGGTATGACCGACATTTTTTCTAACCTTGACACCGTACTTGATGAGGATTTCCGTCATCCAATACCAATAGGTATACCAGGTATTGACAGATTACTTAAAGGAGGTTTGGCAAAAGGAGAAATTGGCGTTATCTTAGCACCCACAGGTGTCGGTAAAACAACTATCCTAACCAAAATTGCGAACACAGCGTTTAATCTTGGATACAATGTACTTCAGATATTTTTTGAAGACAATCCAAAGATAGTACAACGTAAACACTTTACACTTTGGACGGGTATTGAACCTGATAACTTGGTAAAAAACAAAGTAGAGGTAATGGCTAAAATTACTGAAATCCAAGAAACAATGAAGAACGAGTTAATTTTACAAAAACTCCCTTCAGATACTATGACTATGAATCAAATCAAAAATCAAGTCAGAAAAATGATTGCTGACGGGACAAAGATTGATTTGATTCTTTTGGATTACATTGATTGTGTGGTACCTGAAAGTTCAAGTAAAGATGAGTGGAAAGCTGAAGGGTCGGTAATGAGAGGTTTTGAGGCGATGTGTCACGAACTATCATTGGTTGGATGGACCGCAACCCAAGGGAATAGAAGTTCAATATCTTCTGATGTTGTTACTACAGACCAAATGGGTGGTTCTATTAAGAAGGCACAAGTTGGACACGTTATTATTTCTGTTGCGAAAAGTCTACAACAAAAAGAAATGAACTTGGCGACAATAGCAATTACCAAATCACGTATTGGTAAAGATGGGGTTGTGTTTGAGAACTGTAAGTTCAACAACGAACTACTTGAAATAGATACTGAAAGTTCAGTAACTTTCTTAGGTTTTGAAGAACAACAAGAAGAAAGAAAACGTGATAGAGTTAAAGAACTCTTAGAAAAGAGAAAACAAAGAGAAGAACAAAAACAATAATATAAACTAAAAAAAAAAGAAGAATTATGGACGCATCACAAAGGATATTGTCAGATTTAACTGTTTACATGAAGTACGCTAAGTTCGTTCCTGAATTAAACAGACGCGAAACATGGGAAGAATTGGTAACCCGTAATATGGAAATGCATATTAAAAAATACCCGTCATTAAAAAACGAGATCAAAGAAGTGTATGAAATGGTATATGATAAAAAAGTATTGCCGTCAATGAGGTCACTTCAGTTTGGTGGGAAACCAATTGAAATTTCTCCAAATAGAATTTACAACTGCGCTTATCTACCAATAGATCATTTAGATGCGTTTTCAGAATCTATGTTCTTATTATTAGGTGGAACAGGTGTTGGATATTCAGTTCAAAAACATCATGTTGAAAAATTACCTGAAATTAGAAAACCAAATCCAAAATATACAACAAGATTTTTAATTGGAGATTCTATTGAAGGATGGGCAGATGCTATTAAAGTGTTAATGAAATCATATTTTGGTAAGGCATCCTCAACAATATTGTTTGATTATTCTGATGTTAGACCAAAGGGGTCTAGACTTGTAACTTCAGGTGGTAAAGCACCAGGACCTCAACCATTAAAAGATTGTATCTATAAGTTAACAACTATGTTAGAATCAAAAAATGATGGTGAAAAATTAACACCAATTGAGGTTCATGATATGGTTTGTCATATTGCTGACGCTGTGTTGGCAGGTGGAATTAGAAGAGCTGCTCTTATCTCGTT